AATAAAAAGTGCAAAAAAAAAGCCTACCAATTTTGTTACCAGCAAAATTAGAAGGCATATGCTAGACAAGTACTCAAACCTACTTGCTAACTTTTTAAATTTGTACATTTATTATAGCATATAAACAGTAGTTAATACAACTATATAAACTGTTTTTACTCTATAAAAAGGGTACTTGTTTAGCATAGCTAAGATATTAAAAATATATCTTATGGGCTATGCTTTTTTTGTTGCCCCGCTGCATAGGGTAAAAATAGAATCATGCAGCCAGCTAGCCGGATAGCTGCTTAAAACAGATCCGGAATTATTTACTAGGTTAAATAAAGCCCTCGCCAATAGGGCTATATAAATAGAAAGCGATTATATAGTTTCGCCTAGGGTTTCGTACAGCCACCGCAATAAATGCACGGGGATTATACCAGCGTACCTATTTCAAGCTATATAACCCCTAAAGGGTAGAAGATGTAGCGACGCCCATTCCGTTTAGCGATGAAATAGCGGATAAATCAGCTACAATGGGTAAGGTTTAATCGCTAGATTTCGATTCTAGCAGCTGCGAAAGTGGCGGGATTATATAGACGTATTAGTAATAATACGATACGTAGGGCATGGATTAAGACGCGTAATAATATATACGATAGTAGAATATCGGCTATAAATAGGGCATATGGAATACGGATACTTCAGTATACTGCACTTAACATATGTATAGGATTCCTTAGTAAGTAGAAATATTTTTTTATTTTTTCGGCTTGCTAGGGGATTCTATGCGCTGAAAGCCGTTGCTTAGTGCCTACACTTGATACGCCACTTCGTGGCGTTTGTCAAACTTACGCCTTAGTACTTAGCCGTAAATTAGTATAGGAAATCAAAAAAAAGAATTATATTTAAAAGACAAAAAAAGAAAGCCCCCTATAATGAAATAGAGGGCGATATATATATTAACATACTAATAAAATAGTATGCGGCTGGTATTAGAATTTAACTACGTCATAAGAAGCGCCTACGCCGTCTAGTTTAGATGAATGGGATTTAATACCTTTGTATGCTTCGATACGTAGTCTATCATTTTGATAGTGTGCCGTAGCGTAAATATCATTATTAATGACTGCTACGCCTACACCGATACGATGTTTCTTTTCTTGCGTAATAGCATAGAAATTATTATTAATTTGTTGTTGATCTGATTTCGTTTCTTTTAAGACGTAATCAGATTTATTTTTTTTGGCTAATTGCTGCGCCTGGTTATCTGCTTCCTTTTGTGTAAGGGTTACATATTGTACGTCCGGCGTACGTTTCGATTCTGTTTCGATGATACGGGTTACTTCCCTTACGTCGGAATCGGATTTATATTTACCGGCGTTAATTTGTGCCGTCTTAACATATTCCGGCGTAACGGCTGGTATATATTGAATCGGTACATCTTTATCGGATAATCCCTTATGATAGAAATAATAGCACGATACTATTAATACTATCAGCGTAGCAATTATCGATACTATCGTAAGTATTAATCTTTTATTTAAAAGATACATAATCGGTTATACCTCTAGCGATAGCACGGGCGAAGTCATCTTGTCTATTAATTAATAGTAAAGCGTCTTCATCGTTATCGATAAAAGCAGTTTCTATCAGAATAGCCGCCATATGTGTACGCTTTAATACAGTTAATTCCGGTCTTTCCTTAATACCTCTATCGACTGTACCTAAACTATTAATAATTTGATTTTGTACGCAATTCGCTAATTCTTCAGAATCGCCACCGAATCCATATATAAGGGTTTCCGTGCCTTTAGCTTGTGTATTAGCTGCGTTACAATGAATAGAAATAAAGATATCACTATTCCAATCATTAGCAGCCACACATACCGGATAAGGTCTATCGGCATAATCTGAATCGTAATTTAGATTATCCGACTGCATAACTTGCGTTTCGTAGCCTACTTGATTTAAGTAGTACGCCACCTTATCGCCGATAGCTTTGGCGATATTGGCTTCAGTAATACCATACGTACTATTAATTGCGCCGCTATCGTATTGTAAGTCGTGTCCAGGATTTATAAATACTTTCATTTTTTATCTTCTTCTTCCAATTTATCAGGGATACCATTATTATTTTTATCAATCCATAAGCCTAAAAATCCGACTATCGCCGTTAATACTGAAGGTATGAATATATGGTCTATAATCGTAATGCCGGTAGTGATGATCCTGTAACTATCATCATTAACATAGCCACGAATAAAAGACATAATAAATTCAGTTATTACAAACAGGATAGGCAAAATCATCGTTAAGACTAATAGGCGCGTAAGTATTACGCCAGTAGGTTGAATCCTACTAATACGAAAGTTACTATACGCGCCCTTTATGGATTTAATAGCTTGATTTTTTAAATCCATATTTCACCTTTTAATTAAAAGATAATTTCCAATATGCCGATGACGATAGGGATTACGAAGGCAAAAAATAATACAATTCCTTGCGTTTTCTTATCTCTGTCATCAAGGTTATTAATTTGGGTTTCGTGGTTAGTTATTTTATTCTTCATTTCTTCTAAAGTAACTTCTACATGAGATACCCTTTTACTTATTTCGTTTTGTTGCTGTTGGAAATCATGGATAGTATTTCTAATATCCTTGACGATTTCTAATATCATGTCGATATTATTCATCATTAACCTTTATTGAGTTTAATTAAAAATTCGGATACGGCTTCTTGGTATGCTTCGGGTACTAGTTGCACGTCTTCCGTTACTTCGGATTCGTTAAGTGTATACTTACCAGCCATAACTAACTTAGCGTATGCGCTAATTAGCCAGGGTTTCAATTTCTTCGGTGCTGCTTTCTTCATGTGGTACCTCTTGTAATTCTTCTAATTGAGTTTGTAAATCTGTTATCGCTTCCAATACGAAGACTGGATTTAATTCTATATCGGAATCTTCTATATCGTCATTATCACTAGAAGGCGTAGAAGGTGTATTATCAGATGTACTATCATCTTTTAAAGGTTGGTTAATAGTGTCTTCTAGCGTAAATGATTTAATATAGTCTTCTTCCGATACGATTTTCTCGCCGTCTTGTATCGTAGCTTCTAATAATTCTTTATCAGCGCTAATACTGATAATTTCATCTTTTTTTAATAAGAAATACATAGTAATATATATCCTTAATATTTGATTCCGTAAATTTCAATCATATCAGTAGTTTCAATCCAGCATGATAATAACTTAGTCGTCGATGTTTTTGTATTTGTACCCCATAATTTAAAAGGATATAAGCCCCAGTATCCATTGGATACTGGTGTAGATCCTGTTAATGGTACTATAGGTAGATTATTCATATACCATTCAAGGATACCGCAATCAATAATATTACATCTGATAGATTGATGATTATTACTGCCTAGCGTTACGACTAACAATTTATCATAACTAGTAAATTCTTCTTTTAAATAGATATCGCCGCTTTCAAAATATATTGTCCCCATTGATTGACTGAATAAACACCAGTTAGGACATATTACTTGTACAGTTTCGCCATTTCTAATAGTCTTAAATGTTGTTTTACTCGTATTATTTCTGACGATACTCATTTTATCCCAGTCAATTAATGGCGTTAATCGTGGTAATTTATTACAGAATAAACGCCCTACTTCTTTATCTTTAATCGTTAAATCACCAGTTAAATTACCGCCGATTAATGGTAAGTATTTTCTAGTTTCATTAATAACGTCTTCTTCAAGGGCTATTAACTTTTTATCCGTACCATTATCCCAGTTAGGGCGATTCTTACTACATAAATTAGATTCCTTAGTAATTGCCGGATTACCTAAATTAAGATTATTACTAGTATTAGATATAGAATGATTGCCACCAGCAGCAGCGATATATAATTCACTATTATTAGATAGTACAAGATTACCCGTCATAGTGTCGCCGGATTTCTTAACGTATGTTTTTTGAAGTAAGTCGTTTACGTCATCGGCTAACTTAGGAAGGGTAACAGATTTATCTTTTAATTTCCTAGTCGTAACGGATTCGTCCGGGTGATCTAATTCGGATAATTCCTTATGGGGCTTAATCATATCGATAATATCTTTTTGCGTAGCATACACTATCGACCAATCAAGGATAACTCTTACATTAGGCGCGTTATCGGTTACAGTATCGATATTAACTACTCTTTCTTGAATAGGATAGGTATTATCGTAAATCATACGCGCTTTATCGCCGCAAGTCGTATAGGCGTATAACTTTTCTTCGCCGTTATCAACTTTTGCCATAAGTCCGATTTCTCTAAAATAGAATCCGGAAGTAACGACTTTATTATTAACTCTAAATTGCAAGCGCATTTGTCCGGCGTGTACTGTTTCATTCTTAGCAATCGGAATATATAGTTTATGTCCTTTAAGTGCTGTTAAATTATCGATAGCCGTACCGGTTGCCGTGCCGTCGCCGATAGCTACTTTAGTAAAGGTTAATACATGACCGGCGCGTCCTTGCGTAAGCATATCACGCCCGGCATTTGTTAATTGTAAGGGTAAAAAATCCCCTGTTTTATTAGGCATTATATGAAATGTCCTTTCTAAAATCTACTATGATTTGATAAGTCATTAATATAATCGGCTTCCGTCTTATCTATATTAATAGTGTAATCAGCGTTACACGGAATATAGATTTCTTCGTAATCCGATACGACGCCGGAAAAGTAAACGGATTCACCTAAGTCGGTATGAGTGATAAAGTAAAATCCTAGATGTGCCGGCTTCCATTGATGTATAGCGGCTAATAAATCCGTCCAATTTGTGATACTGCCGTCTTTAATGTGATATTCTAGCTGGTATCTATCGTAGATTTCGTCGATATCGCCGTCTTTATCTTCTACATAATCATTAAGTAAATCCGTAAGAAATTGTATCGTCGAAGTCTTTTTAGATTGTAATTTATTCCATATGCGACGTCTTCGATTCTCAACGGAATCGGATTCATCGACTTTTAGAAATAAATCATTTTCCCATAGTGTTAATCCCCATGTAGCGGTAGATATAAAACATTGGTTAAATAAATCTAATAAGGCTTCCTTTTGCTTATCGTGTTCCGCTGATTGGCTATCCCCGACTAATTTGAATGTCGTAGACGTTTCTAGGAAATCCGGAAGATATCTTAATATATTCGTATCTTCCTGGCGCATAAAGTCAGTACCAATACTTTTATCGAATCTAGGCATTTATATTCACGCTTCCAATCTTTGGTAGTTTTCCGTTTAGCTGTACAGAATCATTCTTATTATTAATAGATAAAGAAGAAAAGTCTGTATAACCAGCGTTAAATAATTGTTTTACTATATCGGCTTGCGTTACTTTATTAATCTTAAAGCCGTTTTTCTTAAAGTATTTCGTTAAGCCTTCTTTAAATAAATCTATAGTGCCGGTACCTTCTACGCCGGTTACGACGATATCGATAGTAATAATATCCGGTGTCGATACTATGACTTTTGCGCCGGCTGGTCTGACTGTTTCGATATATGCTTTTACCTTAGCTATTAAATCATTACTAGCCTTATCGCCGTTACTATCGACGATTGCGACGCCTACAGTACCGGCGCCGTCGACTAATTCGGTAACTCTACAGCCACCGACGCCGACTACGGAAGTCGCCCAGTTGTTATAGTGGTAGATATTGCCGGAAGTTGCCGGCGTACGGATATAGTCGCTATATCGTTGATATAATGATTCGTCTGATTCTTCGTCGAATCCGTCGTAAGTCGGCTTAGTATTCGTAACCGATGTAACGCCGCCTATACTCATCGGAATAAGCGTAATCATATCGGCTTCGATATTATATTCTGATCCGGCATTTTCGGCTTCGACTGGTATCGTTGCCGTGCCGTTATCTTCGATAAAAGATTCTTCGGTAGTATAGAATTTATGTCCGGTTACGGATTGGAATAATGATTTTTTCGGAATCCATGCAGCGGCGTTACCTTTAACAGTTACTACGCCTTTAGCCTTAGCTGCTAACTTTCTATCGATTCCGAAGTCTTTACATTTTTCTGTTAAGTAATCGCCCCAGGAAGTCGACGCGAAGAAGGCGTCGCGTAACATATCCATTTCAAAATAGACGTTTTTAAATTCTTCGGCGGTACTATTAACGATATCGCGTTTAAACGTACCTTCGATAACACTTTCTTCCGTGCCGTGCTGTTTAATATAGTCGACTAATCTTTTTTGAATCGTATTAACGTCTTGCGCGCTAAATATATCGGGCATTATATCACCACCTTATACGTTGTCTTTTTATAAATAGATGTAAGTGTAATCGTAATTTCGATAATATCGTCTTCTTGCTTCGTGATAGTCATATTGTCGATAGATACGATATAGGGATTGACTAATAAGCCTTCCTTTATGTCGGCTTTAATCATTTCACCTACATTTTTAATATTGTTTTGACCGATATATTTTTCTAACTCAATGCCGTAGGAATCATGATACGCGACGTATCTAAATCTTTCCGTCTTTAGCGTTTTATAGATCCATACCTTTAAGGCTTCGTTTTCGGTAACTATAATATGCTGCCCGTCGGCATTTTTTAAAAATCTATCGTTTACAGAATCCCAGGCATATTCTGTAAGATATGGTAGTTTATTTGTCGATACGACTGTATCAGCCGTACTATTAATAAAAGGATTAGCCATATATGCCCTTTCTATAGATGTACTATTTTATCTAAAATAATATATTGTTGTGTCGTGCCTTCGACTTGCTGTATCGGCATAATCGATACGTATTCGCCTGGCTTCAATGTATCCGTATAGATGATATTATCGGTATACGGATTATTAATATCATGCGTATGGCTAGCGTATGCAGCGTATCCACCACCACCGCCGCGCGGTTGCGTTTCAGATACGATAGTACCTTTCGCCGTCCTTTCATATCCAATTAATAGATATTCGCTAATCCATACGTCTTCTTTTTCTAATATAAAGTCTTTGTATTGTACTTTAATATTCGGCGGCGGCGCTAATACCTTACCTATCTGAATTGTTTCCGGTTGGTTATTTTTAGCGACGCCGTTAAGTATGCCGAATAGTTGGCTTTCAGGTGTTTCATTCATAATAAAAGTATCTTTCTTTTAAAAGATTATTTAAGTACCTGCGTAAAGTCTAGCGTTAAATTCATCGTGTGTTGCCCATTACTAAAGGTATGGGAATCTGACTTAATAAAGAATTTACCTTTCAAGTTTTCTTCTTGAATTTCGATACTCTTACCAGCCACGCAATAGATGTTACCTATTGCGTCTAAGCTGGCGTCGATATCTACGGAATGTAGTAATTTAGCAGCTGCCGTTTTAGTATCGACTTTTTCGTCCGGTTTATAGATATCGGTTACTTTGCCGAATTTATCATAAGCCCATTCACCTTTTACGACGCGATCCGGTGAGGTATCGCCGTTTTTATCAGCTATATATACTAGGCTTACAAGATTTTCGATAGATTCGCCATGCGATGATGACATAATATTAGTCTTATCCGATAGCGAAAAATTAGCGATATGATTCGTCGCATTGTTACCGATAACGATATTATTATTTTCGTCGATAGCCATAACGGAATATTTGTTATTATCTTTTGCCGATTGTAAGGATAAAGCCTTTTTAAATATTTCCGTAGCCGTCATGCCGTCGGCTATAAAATCACCTTTAGCGTCTAATTTAACGCCTTCGTCTAAGACAATTTTATAACCCCATTCGTTGGCTACTTGCTTCAAGTCATCTAATACAGTCGTATTCTTAAACTTCTTATTTAGCTTAGATTTAGCTAGATATATTAGATTATCGTAAGCGGTAAAAGATTTGTCGTAACCTTGCGTATTGCGATTATGTACCCATATTTTACCTTTGAATAAGATAATTTCTTTGGATTCCAAAGACGATATATCTTCGATGTATTTAATAGTTACACTATCGCCGATTTCTATTTTAGGATTCGTAAAGGTACTATCTTTCGTTACGTTGTTAAAAGCGATAGTAAATTCTACTTTTCTAGCTGCTTCTTGGTTATCGCCTGACCACGTAAAAGATATGATGTAATCTGTTACGTCGGTATCGTTAATCATAAACTTAAACTTATTCATGATTTCACCTTAGAAGGGCTATTGAATTTAGAAGCCGATTCTTTTAATGGAAATTCCTTACTATTAACGACTGCCGATAATGAATTATCGTTATTTTTTCGAATGTTAATTAAGTCGCCAGGGTTGAAGGATATTTTCTTACTGCTTGCCGTCTTAACTAAAGTTTTTGCATACGATAAGTATTTCGACTGGTTTACGTCTAAACCGCGATTATCTGTTTTAGAAATTGCACGATTTAAGAAGGTTAATGGCGTATCACCTTTACGATATACTAAGTTAGCTTTTACTTTATCAAGTGCCGTAATTTTACGCTTATTAAGTCCGGTTTTATCTTCGATTTGTTTATTCGTATCGCCGATGTGTTTGTATTCGGTAAACGATAAAGATATATCGATATCACCTACCGGCGACGCTTCTTCGTAGTCGAAAGAATCGATAGTAACGTCTAAATCTACATTCGTACCGACTATCGTTAAATGACAATAGGTATCCGCGGTACGTAGTGCATTAATACGACTAATATAGTCCGATGTATCGACTGCGTTTATGAATGTATTGTCGATTCCTGGTAAGAAAGTACTAAAGGATATCTTTTGTAGTCCGGTCTTACCTATCATATTAATTTCGCCTAATGACTGGATATTAACGATACTATTATTATTAGCTACCTTAACGGAATAAGACGGCGGCGGTACCGGTAGCGTAATACTGCCGGTTTTACCCGTTAAAATAATTTGTCCGTCTTCGGCTGTATTGGCTAATGTATTTAGGTTAAATAATTGTGCTAGCCCTTTATTAACGATAGTTTCGATTGTGCTACTCGTGAATAATGACATTTTATACAGCCCCTTCCATAGTATTAATTGCGTGTACTTGTAATTTATTAACTAAACCGGTTAAGATTCTATCGATATCGGCTTCTTCGCGTACTGTAATAGAATCGGCTAGCTTAGCAATATTAATAGTATTAGATGTTTTATTATTAGATACTATCGCTTCACGTCTACCCATTTCGCGGGCTTCCCTTACTGATTTATCGTGTGGCATAACTCTAGTACCGGAAGGAAGGTCGACGATTTCGCCGCCCTGATCGTTAATCTTAGCTAAACCGCCTTTCCAGTTTTCTGCACCGGTAAATAGTAACGGGATATTCATACTAAATTGTTTACCGCCGAATCCTGGTACCCAGTCCGGGATAGTAAAGGATAATCCATTAATAACGCCTATGATAGTGTTAATTGTGCTTCGTATAAATTCACACGCGCCGGATACGCCGGATTTAATACCTTCCCATATGTTACCGAAGAAGTCGCCGATTGCTTGCATAGCCGAAGTAAAGCCAGGTACGATAGTACCGGTAAACCATGATACGGCGGCATTAAATGCAGCTTTAATCATTTCCCAGCCAGCTATTAAATAGGTTTTAACTGTATCCCAGTTAGCGTATAACAGCATTAATACAACAATAATAGCCGTAATAACTAATCCGATAGGGTTACTCATAAATGCAGCAGCTACGGCGCGGATACCGATAATAAGGGCTTTAAATAGTCCACTTCCGGCAATCTTAACGACGTTAAATACTAATTTAATAGTATTCATATTAGCGGCAATTTTAGAAAAGATAGTTAATCCAGTACCGATAATTTTAAAGCCGGCATATAGTCCGATTATTAATTTACCGATAGTAATTACCCAGTCTAAGGTGCCGTCATTCGCACTAGATATTTTTTTAGCTAAATCGGCGATATATTGGCTGATTTGCTTAACTTGGGGCGCTAGCTTTTCGCCTAACTTATATAAAATAGCCATTGCGCTATTCTTAGCTAACTGAATACTACTGCCTAATGATTGATTCATGTCGTCATAGGCTTTATTCATAGTACCTTGGCTATCGGCTATTTGTTTCTGTTGCTTTCTAAATTCTTCAGCGTTGCCGGCTAATTTTGCGAAGGCGCGTCCGCCTACATCGCCGAAGGCTTGTAAGGCGATATATTGTTTTTGTGCGCCCGTCATATTCTTAGTCTTTTCATCGAAGTCAGTAGCGATATCGACTAAGCTACGCATTTTACCGGTAGCGTCGAAGACTTGTACGCCGATTCCGGTAAGGTTTGCGACGTTTGCCGGGTTTGCCATTCTTTCGAAGATGTTAGATAAGCCCGTACCAGCTTCGCTACCTTTAACGCCGGAATTAGCTAATACGGCTAAGGCTGCCGACGTATCGTATACATTCTGATTCATGCCGGAAGCCGCTGCACTACATTTAGATAGTGCTTCGCCTAAGTCGGCTACATCGGCGGAAGAATAGTTAGAAGCTGCCGTAATAGCGTCTAATAATTTAGGTACTTCAGTAGCTGGCAATTTAAAGGCATTAACTGTATTCGATACCATTTCGGAAGCGACGTCGGAAGCCGTGTCGGTTGCGATAGCGAATTTTGCGACTTCTTGCGTCATTTTGTTTAATTCGTTACCCGTTAATCCGTCAATCGCGCCGCCTAATGAGTTAGCTATGCCGACTAATTCTTCGGCTGATTTGGCGATTCCTAAAGACATATCGGTAAAAGCCTGTTTAGATACATCAGCACTTTTACGCGTTTCTTCGTCTAGCTTATTCAGCATGGCATGATGTTTAGTATCAAAATCAGCGAAGGCATTGACTGCTAGGGTAGCCGTACCGACTGCCGCCATGGCGAAGGGTTGTAATGCACTAGCTGCGCCATTAAACTTCTTACCCATATTCGCGATACTTTTGCTGGTAGCCTTAGCCATTCTATCAGTCTTTTTCAGATTACTATTAACAGCCTTTAGCTTATCTGACATTTCGTCTTGCAATTTAATAATTGCGTCTATTACTGTAGCCATTAATTACCTTTCAGCGATTCGGATTCTTCGATTCGCTTTTCTATTTCATAACTTACGAAGGCATTAACTACAATTTTCTCACCAATAGGCAACTTAAAATATGTACTAGGTAGCATATGATGATACCGATATAAGAAGTACATAGTTTGTATATCCCTATTGGTGTCGATTAGTTTTTTATTTCGTTTTCAGCTTCTTCAGAATCTTCGATAGTATTGCCGGATAATTCATTAATCTTAGTAACGATATCGCCGATTTCGCCTACTGTAAACATAGACATAGCCAATTCTGCCGGCGTTGCTACCTTGTAATGGCGTACTAATGCTTCATTATGTAAATCCGGATTCTTAATACCTTCAAGAAGTAAATTCGCTGTAAATTTAGATTCGTCCATATGGTTTCTACCTTTCTTATCGGTAGAGGTGCATTGTCGACGAATACGCATAAAATCGTTTGCGTTTAATGCTTGTAAGGTGATTTCAAAATTAGAGTTAGTTTTTTTAGATAAGGATTCTACTACGTAAGTACAAGTATCCTTTTTAGTTAGTGTTTCGATATCCTTATTAAGTAAGGTATCGACTAAATTAATTTCAGCCATTATATATATCTTCTTTCTATTAAATAAAAGATAAGAGGGCTATTAAAGCCCCCTTATGATTTAGTTGTAATTAGTCGATAGAATCCATAATCTCAAATTCGGAAAAAGTGAAATTGTAGGAATCTTCGCCAACTTTACCGGCTTCCCAGTCGATAAGGTTAAGCGTATCGAATGTAGCGTCGCGGATAATAATTCTTTCTTCGCCTTTAGCGTCCGGATCATTCAATTTAGATTCAATAGTAAATACAGGTTGTTTACCAGCTTGGATATCTTCCGCCATGGATTTTAAGAAGAAGCTATCTACTTTATGAAGTTTAATGCTTCCTTTACCTGTAATACTGATTACTTTATACGCTTTGGATAAATGCTTAACGCGTTTAATTTCTGTTTTGTCTAAAGTATATTGTGCTTTAAGGCTAATAACTTCGGCTAAATAATGGGAATTAACCCATACTTCGCCATGAGTGCCATTAATGGTTTGTTTAGCTTCGTAATTTTGCATATGGGATACTTCCTTTTATTAGATATGGATAGGTAATTTAATAGTTTCGATTGCGTCTAATAAAGACATTTCAGCAGTCAAGAAGACATTATCGCCGATATTTTCGTATTTAATGTCGATATCTTTCATGGCTTTTAATTCTTCTTTAGTCTTACGTCCATTCTTCATAAGATAAATCTTAGTTGCGTCGACATCGATAGTACAATTATTATGCCCTTTTTCAGCAAGTGAATTGGCTTCTAATTCAAGAAAATAACCATTGATAGCCGTAACTAGTAAGCAGCGATTATCATAAGAATTAGCGTATTTACCTAGGTAATTATCTTCAGCCGTCTTCTTAATATCGTCGTGAATCATGTCCATTAATTCGACTAATTTAATTTTCTTGAAAGATTTCCCTTTCTCTTGGATTGTAGTTACGAAAGAGTTTACGCCGCGCGCTACTTTGATTTTTTCGCCGTCATCAAATACTACAAATTCACCGGCGTCGATACGTCGGTCTAATGTTTCACGATCTACAAATTCTACGCCGGTTACTTCAGGAAGTGGCGCGAATGTACAAGAAATTGTAGCCGGTGTACCACAAATTAAACCAGCGATACGGGATAAATATTGTTGACCGGTATATTTTTTGTCTTTGACTTCAAAATATTCGTTTGTAACATTAATGATACCTTCGTTATCGGCTGCGTTTTTGAATAGTACAGCTTTAACTTTATTATCTTTTTGCGTACGTTGTGCCTTAATCCATGTAGCGATAGAAGAAGTTTCTTCCGCTGTTGCTTCCGGATACACTAGGTACGTAAATTTAATCGCTTCGGCTGCTTTTAATTTAGCGTTGATATCGGTTACTTTCGCGCCTTTAGGGAATGTTAAAGCTACGATTTTATAAGGTGTCGTTTGATAGCCGATTAATGCTAATTCTAATTGTTTTTTATTGTCTTCGGATAATGTTTCGGGGATATCGTCGTTATCGAAGACTGTATATTTCGTAACGGCTTGTACGCTTGTATCATTTAATAAAAGAAGAATGATACCACGTTTAGCGGATTCAATGGCTGCAATGCCTTTTTCTTTGAAATATACACTAATTTCAGGTAAGCCCATTATTTATACCTTTCTTGTAAATGTAAAGTATTCATCATGTCGTAATTATTGGTATCGGTATTCGGTAAGGCGTCGAAGTAACTTACGTCGAAAGAGAAAGTAATGATATCGCTATCATCGCCGTCAATTTCTGTATGTAGATTTTCTGTTAAGACATGACGTCTTTTATTTAATAGATAAAATCCGTATGTAAAAGTATCTATTAATTTGTCTTGAATCTCGTATAAGTCTTCGGCTAATAAGGTGCCTTTTTCGGAAAAGAAAGTAACGTATACCGATACATAATTCTTTTGATAGTTGTAATTGTTGCGGTTAGAAGTCCGAATAGCTTTTAAGAAAAAGCATGGCGATTCAAAACCTTCCTTCGTTTCGTCAAGATAGATAGGGTAACTATATATATCCGCTATCTTATCTTTAACGGAAGATAAAATATCGATTTGATTCATGTTATCCCTCTATCTTTTTCTTTAGTTTTTTAACCATTTTGTCTAATTCGACTGGAAGTACAGTATGTCCGACTTCCTTCGTAGTCGAATCGATAAAATGTTTACCTTGCACGAATCCGATAGTCTTACCAGTTTTAGATACTATCCTATGCCCTCTATCGACTAAACCGATATGAGGCGCTGTATTAAATACTTCGGCTTGTAAATTGGTAAGGTCTGTACCGGTTACGCGCTTCTTCCAGGATTTAGACAATTTCTTTTTATGATCCGTGCCGGAATCAGGTGTTTTACTAGCCAATTCTTTTTTTAGCGCTAACCCTGTACGATTTAATGCCTTTTCGGCTTCTTCGGGATAATCAGCGATAGCGTTGGCGATGTCTGCATCCAGGCCGACAATGGTGCCGTTTTCTTCGTATTCGAAGGGCTTGTAGGGGGTGTTGGTGCAGACGCTGAGGGTGCCGGACTTGACGAGGCTGACCTCGCCGTTAGGGTCGGTGGTCTCGTTGGCGGTG